GAGCAGGCCTTCTATACTTTTGTGCTTGAGGCTTTCAAGATTGATGCGTTCTATTTCTTCCTGCGGCACCAGCATCCACTCCAATAGTTTGCGAGCTTTGAATGTCAAGTTACGACCTAGAACAAAACTGGCAGTGTAGCCACAATTAAAACAGTGGTAACTCCACGATCCATCAGTGCCGGGTTTGATTCCACCACGCTGTCGTTTGTCTTGTGTGTCGCCGCGATGGATGCAACAAGGTGCGTTGAAACTTATCCAGCCACTTGCTGTTTGTTTTCGCTTGCTGGGTAAAAAGGAGACTACATCAATCATGCTACAATTATAACACGATTATTGGATAAAATCAATTGTGTTTGGAGTTATCTATACAGTAGATCGACCACATAACCTGTGCTGATTATGACCGCGGCACCGGTTTGACTAGGGTTATTTGGATATAACCCAGCGCCCATTCCTGCATTGGGCAAATACCAATAACCACTACCGCCGTTGGTTACATTGATACCAACAACGGATCCGTAACCTATTCCTGCTTGTGGATGACCAATTGGATAGGTTGAGCTCATTACTGCTTCGGCTGTGGCTCCAGCGCCATCACCAATGAAATTGATTTGTGGAGGTGCCAAATAACCAGTACCGCCATTGGTAACTGTAACGCTGGTAACTATACCGTTGTTTGTGGTTGTGAAGGCCAATGCTGGTGTGCTTGGTTGGGTCGGCACTGCAAATATACTATTGTTAAAACATAGACGAAGTATAGGATGCCAACCTACAATGTTCATGTAAATGGTGCGGGTTTCATTGTAGTAGGTGGTAGATTCGGTCACGTTGTAAAACACGCTTTGATAATTTTCCGCGGCCTGAGCTTTAATCGTACCTGTGTATCCTACCAGGGTCATTTGCACCGTGGTCACTGCGTTGACCGGTTCAATAAAACTGCTGTAGAATTCTGTGTTGGCAAAACTGTTCCAGTAGTTGCCACCGTTGGGATTGCCAGACCAATAGGTTCCTGGACTATAACTGCCCCAGGCTGTACCATCCAAGCTGGCTTGGGCACTGAGTTTGATAGTGGGTATTGTAAGCGGTGCGCTGGGCACATGTTGTGGTAACACACTGTCAACAATATTGCAAGGAGCACGGGCACCGGCTTGAGCATTGGTAAACACTGCTTCTACCAGATTGCCACTTGATCGTTGTATGCTGTAATTGGCCGGTTGGGCCAGCACTTCTAACAGTTCAGAACTGGTAAGTGTGACCTTGGAACGCCCTGTGGGTGCATTGAGTGTGACCATTTCTTTTTCCAACAACAACCGATCACCTTCGGTGCTGATTACTCGGAACAGGAACGTGCTGCCGGTGATGTTGACCGGCTTTTCTTCTTGATTAATAAACTCAAACAGAAGCACATTGTCAACTCCTTTGTTTATGGTCAGTTGTTTAGCGTACACAGGATTATACCTATAGATAAAAGTTTCCCCAGCTCCTGTGTCCATTAGTAACACTTGCGTGATTTGCTGATAGATATAGGCCTGGGTGGAGTACATACATAGTATTTAGCTGTTTTAGATTTGTGCTAGAAAAGGATTTGGTAAATATCAGCACATTATGACTAACGATTTTTTTGAAAAACTGACAGAAAAATACCCATTTATAACCTTGTGTGTGTATGCCACCACAGAATACGTGGGCATTATACAAAATCAAGACGAGACCATAACCACCATCTACGACTTTGGTGCCATACAAGACATAGAAATCAAACGCAGATTCTTAGAACTGGCCAACACCTGGTGGTGGGAAAGCAACAGGACCGTGCCTATAAACATATTTCTCAAAGGCGACTGGGATCCGTTTCGCCTTTATCTGCGAACTTTTACCAACAAAGATTTGGAAATACTACACGGACCTGTGTGCAGTCTCAGTGAAATGGGTCGTAAAAAAAGCAAAAGAAAATCAATTACACTTGTTCGACGTATTGATTAAGCAAATTCATATGTAAGGCAACTAGTGCAGCATAGCCAATGGCGTGTGCGTGTTTAAATACAAATCCTTTACTGTCATCTCCGTCCCACACTGATTCAAACACTTGGTCCCAGGGTTGATTTTGTAAGTGTGCCTTGCCCGGGCGAATGATACTGATAAATGCTGCCATTCTTGGAATACTGTCAGGCTTCATTGATTTCAACAAATGTATCGATCCACCCACATGAACCAGTTTACGAGCAAATTCATTATCTGTCCATAGACGTTCCCACGGTGGTTCCATGGCCAGCATTTCTTCATAGTGTTCTGGACTTTTAATTAGCTCGTAAACTGACATATTAAGTAAATCAATCTTAAAATATCCTAGCTTTTCTGCTTGTTTATAATCAATCGCAGCACAATTATTGACAGGATCATATGGTATGTCCGTTACATATATTCCTGAGTTATGTCGTCGGTGGTCTCCAACTTTTTCTCGTGCATTGATTCCAAACTTTGTTAGTCGTGCCGGTGTGGCTTGAATCAACTTCAACAGTTGATCTCTGTCGGCCAAATCAATATCAATATCTGCACTCATTACCAACCTGCCTTTGTTAATATATCTCGAGCATACTCTTGGTCTGCTGGATAGTCTCGGAACTTCTTCATCCAAAAGTCTGCATCGATGTAGGGCCACACCATGGCAATCTGTGTAGCATCCAATTCTGCCAAAAACTTCTGTCCTGACTCGCTATTGTAAATGATCCAAGGACTAACACGACCAGCAGTCACAGCATACACCATGGCATTGGTGTTGCCGTAACGCAAACAATCTTCAGCAGGGTGGCCGGACTTTTCACTCCAATCTATACCAAACTCCATGGCTCGGGCTAGTGCATCGTTGATATTTTCTACACGCAAATAATCTAAAAGATATTCGGTATACACTGAATCTTTGCACCAATGATCAATCTTTTTATTTTGTTTCAATACCCATTCAGTAAAACGAGCAGGATTGATAGCCTTTACACTGACACAATACCGGCCAAACTTCACAAAGGCTTTATAGTAAGGGCTATCACAAAAATCATCATGAGTTTTTAACCGAGCACTACCTTGTGTGAGTTCATAGAACTTGATGTATGAGTGAAATCCCAAGCGAACACCGGCTTCATCTTTTTCCATGCGACGACGACGCGGTTCGCATGAATGCACCGCAAGACTAGACTCTTTCATAAAGTCTTTCTTACAATACTGACAGGTATAAGTCATTTCTTTGTTTCTTGCCCTAGCTGTTTAAGATATGCATCTATGTCTTTTTTAGTATTAATTTTGGCCATTAATTCTATTTCATCATCTTTGAGATGTGGATATAGTTCAGCAATTTGTTTTCGAACACCGCTGGCACCAGCTTCTTTTTTCTTGGGCGCAATCCACTGATGTCGTTGTGTGCCCAAGCCAGGACTAACTGCCGTGGCACATAACCATTGTAATTTTGGATGGCGATTGATATTAAAAAATTGTTTATTAACATAATGATTACTACTTTGCAAGTAGTAATTTTGTAATTCAGTACTGCCCTGTATACTGGATCCCCAACGTATCATGAGATAGTTGCTGAACTTTTTGCGTTCTTCGTCAGTGAGGTTGTCATAGAACTCACGGTTCTTGCGATCAAACTGTCGCATCTCATTGGCAATGTTTAGTTTATCGCTCATCAGTTTTACTCAGTTTGTAGATCATTATAACACGATCCATTGCATCTTGTAAAGTGGGATTGGTTGGAGCAGCACGTCGAATCTCGCCCCACATCTTGTTTTCTTGTATATGATCATGCAAAGGTCTACCATCTGCTGTTCTCGAATCGTAGTTGATCTTGTGCCCATTGATGGGATCATATTCCACACCCGATTCGTATCCTACCACCTGACGTGTGCTGGGATCAGCACCTGACTCACGGGCATAGATAATACCTTCTGCTCGTTCGTAAATGTAAGTAGCACCTGGTTTGAGTTGTCCCATTATCTACCACGCTTTATTGTAGTCCACGATCTCGCAGTTACGACTGACATCTTTTACAAAGTACACGCAGTCCGGAGTTTCACTGTCGTCTATGGGCACACACAACATCTGACCGTTCTTGAGTTTGGGTGCATACCATGCTACTTCTTGATACACATCTACAATTTCTATGTTAGGGAAGGAGGGACGGAAACTTGAAAGTGGATTGA